AGCAAGCAGAAAAAGCGGCAAAAGAACAACTAGAACTATTAAAAAGAACTTTAGGTATTACTTCTCTACCAAGTCCAACACCAGTTGGTATTGTGAAGTGGCTAGGTAAACTTGTAACTGGAACTATCATTCCAACACTTGAAGCCGCTATTAAATACACCCTACAGATTATTGGATTGATCAGAGCAGTCATAGAGTTGGTCGTTGAAATTAAAAATGTACTGCCAAGAATAAAAGCTTGTATTTCGGATATTGAAAGAACATTTTTAAGTAAAGCTGCATTACAAAATGAAGTAAGAAAACTTGAAAGAAAGATTGCCGAAAAGATCGCTGATGAAATCTGTAAGGCAGTAGGAGCCTCTGGTATTCAAGTGATAGGCGATGCAATTACTGCATATCGTTCAGTAGAAGAGGCTCTTGATGCAGCCAATGATCTTAGAACAGAGTTGTTTGGTAGTGTTAATAGTAGTTTGAGTGATATTGCAAATGCACAAACACAGATGGAAACTATTACAGGAATTGCACCTGTCATTGCTACTGACAGTATTGAGAGCTTTGCGGCTAGTGTTAGTAGCGGTGCATTCGAAACATATAAGGCTGAGAACCAAGCGTTTGTGGAAGCACTTCCACCAGTAAACGATGTACTACCAGTTGCGGCTGGTATTGCTGCTGTAGGTAACACTGTATCATGCAATACTGGTGTGTGGACAAGCAACTCAGAAATGACATATAGTGCTCAGTGGTTCCGTGAAGGCAATCCAATCTATAATGCCAATACCTTCACATATTCACCTGCTATGGATGATATCGAATATAACCTGTATTGCTTGGTGACAGGCGAAAATAAAGCAGGATCGATTGAAGTCAAGTCAAATGAGGTTGGTCCAGTTGTTTATACTGTACAGTCAGGCAATGAACCTGTTATCTCAGGATCACTATCTGTTGGTAGCAGGATTGAATGTTCTACTGGCGTATGGGTTGGTTTCACACCAACAAGATATGATTATCAATGGATCAGAGGGTCTAGTGTGATATCAAATGCTAACAACTCGTATCTTGTTGTGTCAGGTGATGTTGGTCAACAAATCAAGTGTAAGGTGACTGCTTCATCTACTCGCTATACATTGGCAGTTGATTCTGATCCAGTAACAATTCCATAAAAGAGAAATTAAATGGCTAATAAAAACGACAGATTTAAAGCAATGAGTAGGGATAGCCAAGCCTACAGTGATTTCACGACTGATCTAACTCCACATCCAGTATCATTGGATATCGTAAAGTTCACCAATGAAAATGCAGTAATTCGTACTATTCGTAACCTCTTGTTAACTGATCGTAATGAAAGACTATATCAACCAACTATCGGTACTAATATTAGAAAAATGCTATTTGAGCCAATTAATGATATGACTGCTCAGAACATTTCTGATTTTGTTAAGGAAACAATATTTGACTTTGAACCACGTGCGAGACTACTTTCTTTGAATGTTATCCCCGACGAAGACAACAATCGATATGTTGTGAGCGTCACAATCATGGTTATAAATAAACAAGAACCAACTTCATTTAATATCGCACTCGACAGGATCAGATAATGTCAGCCAATTCTTCAATTATTTTATCAAGTCTTGACTTCGATACGATTAAAAATACCTTCAAGACGTATCTCAAGACACAAGATAGATTTAAAGATTATGACTTTGAAGGCAGTAACATGTCTGTGTTGCTTGACGTTCTATCATATAATACATTCCACAACGCATTCTACCTAAATATGGTAGGCAGCGAAATGTTCCTTGATTCTGCTCAGCTTCGTGATAGTGTCGTATCACATGCCAAGGAACTCAATTATGTTCCTCGCTCGTTTAAGTCTTCACAGGCTAATGTAAATATTACAGTTAAAAGTTCTGTCGTAGACAAGCGTTCACTTGTTGTCCCTAAAGGATATACTTTCACATCACGTTTTGGTGCTAGTAGCTTTACCTTTTCTACTGCTGAGAATATTATTATCTCTGATTATACCATCAATGGCAACAGAACACAACTAACATTTACTGGTACAAACATCCCTATTTACGAAGGATATTATGTAGCAGATACCTATACATACTCATCTATCTCGCCACAACGTTTTATTATTTCAAATAAAAATGTTGACACTTCATCTATAACTGTTACTGTATCAGAAGATATGGGTTCAACAATCCTTTCTTACAATAGAGCGCAATCACTATTTGATATCAATTCTTCTTCGCCTGTATTCTTTATACAAGGCGCAGAGAATGATAGTTATGAAATTATTTTCGGTGATGGCACCAATGGCAGAAAACCAAAGAACAACTCAGTTATTACAGTAGAATATCGTGTGTCTAATGGTGAGCTACCGAATGGTTGTAGAGTATTCACACCAGATTCAGCGATTGATGAAGAAACAGATATCGCAATTACTACCAATGAACTTTCTACTGGTGGTGCGGTTAGTGAAACACTCGAATCAATTAAGTATAATGCTCCACGACACTTCAACACACAAGAACGTGCGATCACCACAGAAGACTATGAAACACTACTTAAGATTAATTTCCCTGAAGTTAATGCTGTTACTGCATATGGCGGTGAGAACCTTGATCCACCACAGTTTGGTAAGGTATTTGTTGCTGTTGATCTTAATGAACTTGACAGCCTACCACAGGTAAAGATTGATCAGTATTATAACTTCCTAAAGCCACGTTCACCTGTTTCGATTGATCCAGTGTTTGTTGATCCTGAGTACACATATATTCAGGTTAAATCAATCGTTAATTATAACGTAAATGTTACCCGTTTGTCAACAGAAGATATCAAGACAATCACAAAGTCTGCTATCATGGATTATGCACAGCTTTACTTGAATAACTTTAATCGCATCTTCCGCTATTCAAAGATGATACAGGCGATTGACAATTCACAGTCATCGATCATCTCTAACGAGACCAATATCAGCATCATTAAAGTTCTCACACCTGAGACAGGAACGCTGTTGACATTTGACGTTAATTTCCGTATTCCATTGGGCATCATTTATGGCTCAGATGGACTAGGATATTCTATATCATCAACCGTGTTTAATTACAAGGGCAATAAAGCTGTATTGAAGGATGACGGTATTAGCTCTATTCAGGTATACTCTGCATCGACTGGTCAATTCATTGAGACTGTCGGTGTGATCGATTATGATACTGGCCTATTACAATTTTCTAATTTCAAAATTGATTCCTATGTTGGTGCTGGTATCAAGATTTATGCTGCACCAAAGAATAAAGACATTTCCACCGTCAATAATGTTATCCTAAATATCATTGAAGAAGACGTAGAAATAAGCGCAGTCGCTGTCAGGGCATAATAAATGCAAGATATTGAACAAAAAATATCCCCACTAATTCAGAACATGTTCCCATCCTTTTATAAGGATGAGGGGCCAAACTTTATTATGTTTGTCAAAGCCTATTATGAATGGCTTGAAACAAACCATCAGGTTCTTCAATTAGAAGATAACACTAACTTCAATGTTGGTGATATCGTTACACAAGATAATGTAACGGGAACAATTGTTGCTTTTGTTGGTACTGACCTACTGATCAAGGTAGATGGGCTGGAAACCTTTAAATGCTTTAACATGTGCTCAGAGTTAATTCCAGTAACTAGCTCAAGCGGCGGTAACACATATATTCTAAGAGGTGGCGCTACCAAAAGACTTGGCAGTATATTCATGTCAAGAAATCTGCCAAACATTCGTGATATTGACAGTACACTTGACATTTTCATCACACAATTCAAAGAAAAGTATTTAAAGAATATTGAATTCGAAACAGAAACTAACAAGCGTATGTTGGTCAAGAACTCTCTTGATCTATATCGCTCTAAGGGTACTTCTCGCTCAATTGATCTATTCTTCCGTCTGGTATATGGTTATAACAGTCAGGTGGTTTACCCCGGTGATAATCTATTCAAGCTATCTGAAGGATCATGGGTAAAGCCACAGTATATAGAAATCACTGGTAGCAATCCACAGAGAGCGGTATCACTTGTTGGTACATTGATCAAGGGCATCACATCTGGCGCTGAAGCATTCGTTGAACGTTATATCAAAAGAAAAGTGAATAATGGTTTTGTCCATATCCTTTATCTTTCAAACGTACAGGGTGAATTCATAAACCGTGAGACATTATATCGTAAGAGTGACAAACCATATGCAGATTCTCCACGTGTTCTAGGCTCATTGACTGCTGTTGATATCATCACAGGATCAAAAGAGTTTGCGGTTGGGGATATCGTAACATTCACTACAGAAACTGGCGATTATGGTCAAGCACGTGTTGCATCTGTATTCGATGATGAGCGTGGCGTAGTAGAGTTTATTCTTCTAGATGGCGGCTGGGGATATTCCGTATCACGTGGTTTCGTTGGTGATGAAGCACTTAACAGAACTCAATCACTGGTCACTGACAATACAATTCTGGTATCAAACGTACAAAGCTCTAATTCGGTTGGCGCTGTTAAAATCTTAGCGGGAGGTGCCAATTACAGTAATAGTGATGTTATCACTATCAATTCACTATATGGTAGTGCCAAGTTTAGACCAATCACAAACTTTGGTGGCGCAATGCAATACGCTACCATCATGGAACAGAGCGGTGGCTTCTTCGGAAATAGTTACACAGTCGATATCTCATCACCATCTGGCATTAGTGGCAGTGTAATTCCTTTATTCAAAGAATCATATCTAAGTAGCTTCTTCAAGGTTTTCGAAGACCTTAATCAAAATCGTGCTACCGTTGAATATAGTGGTATTGCTAATGGCGCTCAATTTGGTATTGGTGACGTGATTAGAATTGCAAACAGCACTACTTATGATGTTGCCTATGGTGAAATCATCGGTAACAGTATCAATCCTGCATATAGTAATGGTCAGATTGTTATGGTCGTGGCTAATAACTATTCGACTGTTGTTGGCGATTTCATCTATCAAATTTCTAATCCAACAATTAATGCTTCTATCGTTAATGCTCAAGATAGTTCTGCTTCAGGTAAAGTACTTGATATCTCTACTACTGCTACAATGTACATCAATAATGTACTTGGAATTATTAATAGATACGATGAGATTTATCAGCTTAACGATGAAGGTATTGAAATCGGCAGAGCGAAGATTTCAAATCTTGATTTAAATCAAACCAATGGTATTCTAAACCTATCTGATATGATGGGCTTCTTTAAGATTGGCAAGCCCGTTCTTTTTGTTGGTAAAGAGGATGTGACCGCTGTCGTAACTAACATAAGCCTATTTGTTTCTGTGTATGGCACAAGCAATGAATACAGTTTATCAAGTATTGCAAAGCTCTATGGTAGTCAGACAGGAACAACTGCTGATATCGTATCGATCACTGGTGGTGATGGCGCTGATTTCAAAGTAAGAACTATTGAAGAAGCAGAAACAGTTCAAGTTAATTCTGATCTAGTTGCTGGGATCAATTATGCTGTCACAACGGCAAATCAGTCATTCCTAGATGTTCCATTGAATGCTATGGAATTTGGTTTCGAATATTTCCCAACAGGTAATGTTTCAGCATCCATCTTCTCATGTCTGTCGTTTGCTAACCTGTCTATTGGTACAATTAAAACATTGTCTGATATTAACCCCGGCGACAATTACTCGTCGGCACCTATCGTAAGAGCATATCAGCCATATGTTGGTAACTATGATTATAATGATTATGTTTTCACCGTAAAGGATGCTACCAATCAATATATCGTTGGTGAGCAGGTACAGCAATCAATTCCAAGCGTCCATTACAATATGCAGGTGGCAAATCCACAGGCATTCAGAGTTGGTGAAAGAGTATTCCAATATTCATCTGGTGCGGTTGGTACTGTGTTTTCAGCCGAATATCCTACTACAAACGTAATCGTTGTTAATGAAGTTAGCAATGGTATATTTAACGTTGCTGGTAACGTATACAGCTATTCTACAGCAATGAACACAACCAATGTGAACAGCGTTGCTTCTGTTCTGGTTCCAAGAATTGCCAAGGGCGTTGTGGTGGAAGTGAGTGGTGCTAATACAGTCTTTGTGAAGAGACAACAATTCGATAATAAGTTTGAATTGAATAAAACACTAACTGGTGTATCAACTGGTGTTACTGCGAACCTAATTCAAATCGAAGAATTCACTGGTAGATATCCAATTGGATTTAATGCACGTATTGATGGCAATGCATTCAGTGCAAACGGCGTTGTAACAAATCTACAGGTGATCGACTCTGGTTATGGATACAGCAACAACCAGACATTGGTGTTTAGCTCTGAGGATGGCGAAAGATCAGGTACAGCACGTGCCATTGTTAAAGGCTCTGGTACTGGCAGTGGCTTCTATAAAACATCTAAGGGCTTCCTGAGCAACATATCAAAGGTTCATGATGGCGACTACTATCAAGAATACTCATATGATGTTTTGTCAAGGCTCCCACTAGACAAGTATGCCGATATGTTCAAGAAGGTAATGCATACTGCTGGCACTCGCTTCTTTGGCACTGTTGTCATTGATACAGTATCAAATACAAATGTAGGTATTGCTAGCCATAGCTTGTCTGCCAATACAGTTGAAATTCTATCAATCTCACCACTAACTGTTGAAGATCGTCAAGATATCTACGTACAGGATCGTGGACGTGAGTATGTCGAAATTAGAGATTAATATAAACAAATAAATACTTTGCAAACCCCTATTAAGAGACATAAATATAAGTTATGAGCACAAAACAAATTGTCACAAAGAAACTCAATGTCGAAGCAGCCGAATCGTTCGTACTTAGCGTACAAACGAACTCAAGCTACTACGTCTTTGCTGCGAAGCATACGCCATATGCTAATGGGGATTCTACAATTCCTTTGCCATCAGACACGACTAAAGCGCAGATCGATATCTATAATGAGATGATATTCGGTAAAAAGATCAAGTATAATGATGTGACTAATATGATTCGCCGTCATAATTGGACAGTTGATACTGTATATGACATGTACGATGATAATGATGGCAATTTGGCTGATAAGCAATTCTATGTTGCAGTAAACTCTGGCACATACATCTATGTCTACAAGTGCCTGTTCAATAACTACGGCGCTAAGTCAAC